CCATGAACCTATCTGCGAATGGCATGTCCGCGAACTTGATCGTAATGCTGTTGTCCATGAGACGATTAAGGAACGCGGCATTGCGTGACAGCCGATCCAGCTTGGCGACAACAAGGGTCGCACCTGTCAGGGTCGCATAGTCGATTGCCGCTCTTAGTTGTGGCCGATCATCATTGCGTCCGCTTTCGACTTCGGTGAACTCCGCTAAGAGCGGAGTGCCATCAACCATCGAGGCAACGGCGCACTTCTGAGCATCTAACCCTAATCCACTGTTGCCCTGCTTTCGGGTGGACACTCGATAATAGGCTATGAACTTCATCCCGTAATCCTCATACAACGTCCGTTGTATCAATCGTTACACCCGCAGGGACAGCAGGACGACCACTCAATGAGCGTCATAGAGGGCCTAGAACTATAAGAGCTACCCTAGTAGCTTAGGAGGGCTTCTTGACCCTGTGCGGGCTTCTGAGGGCAAGACAGGGAGGGTCTAGGGCCTGGGTGTATTGCCCCTTGAATACGTTAGGGGCTGGGGGTGGGTGCCCGTATCTATTTTCACTCTTTCAAAACCTCGATCCACTGGCCTGAGATTTTTTCGTCACCTCTCAAAACTCACCGTTCGCAAGAAAGGCGCAGGGATTGCTCCCAGCGCCCTATCCAGATTACCGACAGTTTACTTAGCCACTTCTTCAATAGCCATGATATCGGAAAGTGGGACGTTCAAGATAAACGTGTTGCCGCTGTTGCGTCCTCGGACTTGAATGGGCAGCACTCCGTTCTCGCCATATTTTGCAATTTGTTCCTTCGTCGGAAAAATGATGAAGCTCTCGCTATAAGAGCAGCCATAGCGGCAGCTTAAAACGTCCCGTTTTATGTTGGCCAGTTCGACCGTTTCGCCTCCCTTGAGGATGGCGGTATCATAATAGTGCCATTCACCGCGATAGTTCACGAAACCCTGTACGCTGAGCCGAGGAGTCACTTTCGCGCGAACCGTCTTTGCTACAAGAAAGGCACCATTTTGCGAAGTGGTGCCGGAGAACTTATGCATCTGCCCGCCATACTCGGCGCGACCAGCGAAGTCGTCCTTGCTGAGGTCTACCACCACACCGTTGCTGGCCGTGATTTTGCTTTCGAGCATTTGCGCGCCGACTGGTGTCGGCGCAAGACCAAGAGCGATTGCAATGATTGCTGATTTCTTCATGAACACCCCCTCATTAAGTGGACAATCTCAATAATGCCGCTCCCTTAGCACTGCTATTATCTAAAAATAGTTAACTGCGATTTTGTAAATACAGGATGGCAGGAGAGACTAAGGGCATCAGACCCAACTTCGACAGGTTCAATGAGGATCAATGGGAGGCGTATCGTCTCGCCACTACGGCGGGCAATAAGTTCCACCTGTTCTATGGCGGTGCTGGTTCCGGCAAGTCATGGCTCATCATGTTCATTGTGTTGCTTCGCGCCTATCGCGCCAGAAACACACGCCATGCCATTTTCCGTCTCACTCGCAACTCATGCGATCAGACGCTCTTTTCAAAGACGCTCTTTGAAGTCCTAGACACTGGCTTCCCCGGCCTTCGCCAGCAGATCGAGGCGAAGAAGGGTTTCAGCTACAGTGACCTAAGTGTGACGCTTCCCAATGGAAGTCAGATATTCTTCAACGGATTAGACGAGCTTCGCGCTTCAAAGGTGCTTGGTGACGAGTTCAATACCGTCTGGCTCAATGAATGTAATGAGGACGGCCTGAACTACAGAACGGTTAGCGTTCTCATCAACCGCCTGCGTAAAAAGTCAGAAACGGAAGATGGCAAGGCACTCAGGAACAAGATGTTCTTCGATTGTAACCCGCGCTGGTTCAGCGATTGGGAATACAAGGCGTTCAAACTCAATATCAATCCCGATGACGGCGATGCGATGCCCCGCTCAGAGCAGTGGGTATCTCAAAAACTCAGGACACAGGCGAACCTCGACAATCTCTCAGAAGACTACATGGAAAACATGGAGACGATGGGCGCTAGTGCCCGTCGTCGTTATCTGGAAGGTGAATGGTCGGACGAGAACACGAACGCGCTTTTCACGGAAAAGATGTTTGGAGCGCCATATCGCATTCCGAAGCCCGAACACATAATCACCCCCGCCGCTACATGCGATATGCTCAAAGCGCAGGGCATCATGCTCGACCGCGTTACCATTTCCTGTGATCCCGCCGTCACCGCCGATCCGAAGAGCGACCTCACGGGCGTTACGGTCCAGGGCAAAACTCGTCATGATGATGGCAGCGAGCATGTCTATGTGCTGGCCGATCTGTCCGACCGTTATACGCCAGACGCAGCCTGTAAGGTGATAGCGGAGGCATATAGGGATTGGGGCGCGAGCCGCGTCGTGATGGAGAAGAACCAGGGTGGCTTGTGGCTGGAAGCTACCATGCGAAAGCATTTTCCCAATGTGCCGCTCAAGTTCGTGCGCGCGGACGCTACCACGGGCGGCAAGGCCAGCCGTGCAGAACCTGTGGCCGCACAATACGAGCGCGGCGTTATTCATCATGTGGGCAAGCTGAAGGAACTGGAAGCACAGATGTGCGATTTCGGCAGTCCAGCCAGCCGCCGCAAGTCACCCGACCGAATGGACGCGGCTGTCTGGGGCATCACGGAATTACTCGATTTGAACCAAGAGAAGAAGCCAGAACCAAGCGGTGGCGGCGCTTCTCGTTTCCGTCGCCTGCGATAAAGGAATTACACACTTTTGAGAGATATATTGCCCCCTCGCGAGCTTGCAGGCATTAATACTGGATAGTAACAGGGGCGGGAATGAAATACCGGATTTTAGCGTTCTTAGGTGCTGCACTTCTTTGTTGGAATAGCGGTGCAATGGCTTCAACGCTCTGGCAAAATACCGAAAGCGGCATGTCACCCGGACAGGTGAAGAGTGCATTTCCTCTAGCTGCGCCGCCTATGAAGCCCTCGACATTGAAGGGCGGAGCGGTGTGTGAGTTAGCATTGGAGAATTACGAGATTGGCGGAGACACATACCGGGTCTGCTTTTTCTTTGTAGATCACAAGTTAACCCAAGTGATGCTCTCCGCCAATGAGCCGAACCAACCCATGTTCCGAAGCGTCGTTGACCTGCTTCGCAGTAAATACGGATCAGAACTTGGCGCTGGTAAGGAACTATGTCGCCCCGGCCTGTTGCTCGTCTGCGGTGCAGATTGGGCGTTGAAAACCGGCACAAATGTCGGCGTTACGTTCATGCAGGTTGGCGGAAGCGCACCAATCATGAACATCAATTATCAGACGCGGATGGCAAACGAAGCCTCAAAGCTGTGAACTGAGAAGCGGCGCGATAATCGCGCCGTTATTTCCCGCATTCCATCCTCAATAAATAGCCAAGGTAGGGCCGTGCCTCACCGCTTTGTTGCGTCGGTGACGCGCCCCTTAATGCCCTTGGCAGAGGATTACAGTGCCTATCGAAAACATCTCGAAACCAACTCCTGAACTTGTAAAACATCATCTTCGCTGGACCCGCAATCGTGACTTTGCGGACGGCGAGGAAGGCGTGAAGGCGAAGAAGACAATCTATCTTCCGCCCGCCAATCCGGCCGACGACGACGACACATATGCCGCGCACCTTTTCCGCACTCGTTTCTTTCCTGCCGCCAGCAAGACGCTACAGGGCTGGCTCGGCCTGATTTTCAGGAAGCCTTCGCAACTCGGCACGACAAGCGCCGCAATCCACACCCTATCGCAATTTCTCACGCCAGACGGCGAAAACCTCGAAGAGTTTGCGGAATGGATCGCGAGGGAAACCCTCATCACCAATTTCACCGGCCTGCTGGTCGATCACCCGCCCAGAGAGAGCTTTACCGGCCTGAGTGCCGCCAATGCCTTTGAAATTGGTTATCGCCCATTCATGGCGGGCTATACCGCCGAAAGCATCCTTGAAGTCCGTCCTGGCCTCGTCGGTAACAAGCGCCAGCTCGTCCGCGTCCGCCTGCTGGAAAGGGATGGAACACAGGTCCGCGAACTGATGCTCAATCAGGGCATCTATCAGGTCCGTATCTGGACGAAGGACGGGGACGCATTTGTCCCCGGCCCGATCACGACGCCCACCGTAGACGGCAAGGTGTTGGGCGAGATCCCATTCTTCATCGTGAGCACGTCCGACAAGCTGACCCCGCAACCATCGCTGCTACAGCATGTCGTGGATCTCAACCTACAGCTTTATATCCAGCAGGGTTTGCTATCGAACGTCCATTACACGCTGAGCGCGCCGATCCCGACCATTCGCGGCATTTCCCCGCTGAAGGATAGGGACGGGAATTATGTGCTGGACAGCGATGGGCATTTCCAATTCCCAGACTTCCCCGTCGCTCCCGGTAGCCTGTGGCTCTTTGAGAGCAAGGACACGATTGCGGAATATCTGGAATTCAAAGGCCAGGGCGCTGACACACTTGAGAACGCAGTCAGGGAAATCAAAGACGAACTCCGCATCGCCGGCCACTCGATTCTTGCGCCAGATAAGCCCGCACCGGAAGCGCCAGAAACCCAGATGATCTATCGCGCAGCGGAAATGGCAATCCTCGCCAGTTTCTCGCGAACCGTATCCGGCAAGTTCCTCCGCGCATTGAAGCTGTTCACACGTCAAGCCGATCCAAAGGCAGAAGCCTCGCTGACCTTCTCACTCAATATGGACTTCGTGCCTCAGTCCTTGTCCGCGCAGGAAGTCACCGCGCTTCAAGGCTTGTGGCAGGCTGGTGCCATTACCCATGAGCAATTGCTGTTATGCCTTCGCGATGGCGAAGTTCTCTCTGCCGCCCTCGACATTGATGCGGAAATTGAACGCACGAAGGTAGAAGCAGCCGATAGGCCCAGCGCCGGGTTGCTCTGATGGGCAGCGTCAATTCCGCCCTACAGGACCGGGCCATTCAACACACCATAGCGATCCTTCGCTATGGCGCTGGCCTGTCGGATCGCATCGTGAAGCTGCTCAACGAGACAGACGCGGACGTTCTGGAAAAGCTGGCCGGTCGCCTTGCCACCATCGAGGAACGCGGATACGATTTAGGCCCGAAATCCACAAAACGCCTGCTCGCCATGCTCGATGAACTCCGTGCTATCAACGCGGAAGCATATGCGCGCCTTCATGACGACCTGGCCGACGAGCTACAGGACTTCGCCCTGGCCGAAGCCGGGTTCCAGAAATCGGCCCTGGATAGCGCGCTGGTCGTGGAGATCGGCACGAAGCTGCCCAGCCCTGCCCGCCTCAAAGCCATCGTGACCGAAACTCCCATGGAGGGCCGCTTGCTGTCCAGTTGGACGGAGGGAATGGCTCAGGGCCGTATCGACCGCATCAATCAGGCGATCCGCCTCGGCCTTGTAAACGGCGAAGGCACGGACGCAATCGTCCGTCGCATCAAAGGCACCAGGGCGGCCCGTTACAGCGATGG